TGAGAACCTTCTTCTTTACAAAGGCTTCTGGACTTTCGTACCTATTTTCACCTATTGCGCTCGCAACGTCACTGGCCGTAATCATATTCTCACGGAGATCTAACCATTCCTGACTTCTTTGTTCGGCATATTCAGCCGCAATAAGTTCCTTTACTCTATTCACGAGCTGGGTCGCTCGGTCGGACATTCTTAATCTTAAATCGTGGATCAGTCTTAAGTACAATTTCTGCGGCATTTTGTTCGGCCTGCTTCTTTGTCGTTGAAAATCCGGAACCGCATTCCATACCATCAACAACTACAGTGATGCAAAATTGTCCGTTGACTTGGGCCGTCATTTTGTATTCTGGAAGGGCAATCTTGTTCGCCTGACACCATCGCATGAGCTGATCCTTGTAATTATCGTCGACAAGTGACGTCTCAACTTTGGTGAATGATTTCAAAACAAAATTCTTCGCATGGACCATCCCAATATCAAGATAAATTGCCCCTACGAGAGCCTCGAACACATCCTCCATAATGTGCTCATTCGTGTTCCATCCGTGACGTTCACCCTTTTCGTCCATGAGAATCATCTTATCAAGACCAAGGGCCTTTGAAATCTGGCACAAGGTCTTTCCACGGACCATTTTCGTTCGGGCCTTTGTGAGAAACCCCTCTTGTTCCTTCTCATGAAGATCAAAGAGGTGTTTTGTAATTATAAATCCAAGGACAGAATCCCCCATAAATTCAAGAGTTTCGTACGAACCAGTCAGTCCTGAATAACGCTTCAGGGCTGACTTGTGCGTGAAGGCACGTTGATACAATTCTAAATTTTTGACTTTGGTACCAACAATTTCCTCAATCAATTCGCGAGGTGTAACAGGTGGCGTTTCCATTGTTACTTTGGATACAGGTTAAATTTTTAAGCTATTTTACTCTTACGCGGCAGCGGGGGCCTTCGCAACCTTGGGACGGGCCTTCTTCTCCTTCGGGGCCTCGGCCTCGGGAGCTGCAGGGGCCTTGGGAGCACGGGGCTTCTTCTCCGGGGCGTTGGGGTCCTTCACGTAGTGAGGGTTAATGTACTTCTGAATGTTCAGGAACGTCACCTGGACACCCTCTGGAACCTTCAGCAGGCCCTTCAGCGCATCATCGAGTGTGATGTTCTGGCCAGCCTTCAGGCCCTTCTCGGACACGTACTTGTTGATACGGCCCGTCACATCGGCCCGGGAGATCTTCTCATCAGCAGCCAGGCCCAGGAAGGCGCGCAGCTCGGGCGTCACATCCTGGGGCTTCTTGAAACCGTTGTTGGCCGAGCGAGCAGCCTGCTTCTCACCAGAAGGATCCTCGATCGTCTGACGGATCTTGCGCACGTCCTTGCGCAGAGCCTTCAGCTCCTTGGCGAGCAGCTCAAGAGTTACTGGAGTGTCGGTGGCCATTTCTACTATACGAAAGACGGGTTTCTTTAAGTCTGTTCAGTCGAGAGAAATTGCCGCTAGAAAGATTACCAAAAAGATCAACAAAGATTTCAGTACGATCTGCCACACCTTTTGACCTGAAGGAACCGGTTCATCACCTCGCATGGTCGGATCGGTCGCTTTTGGTAATTGGTCGAGTGGAGTAGCCCCTTTAACAGGGGTCGGCTCGTCACTTTGGGGCAAGTTTACGTTAAATCCAGGTGGAAGATCTGTACCGGCCGATTGACGTGTTTCAATGCCGATCCTAGGCGCGTGACCCATGTGATCGCATTTTGGAACACAACAGCCTTCGTCACATGGGTACACCAGGCCATTTTGTTTGTTGATGTATCCACAAATTGTCGACCAGGGGTCCATAGGGTCGGCAATGCACATGCAACCTTGATTTACAAACTCCTGCTTGCACGTGTTCATCTGGTATTAAAGAATATTTTTGTTATTAATACAATGGAGTACGCGAACCCTCAGAAGCTTCCAGATGGCCGTTACTTTTTGAAGATTTCTGGATCGCGCCACCAGGTTAACGGTCTTGTTCTCCAGGACGATCTATCGTCCAAGTCTGTGAATTTCAAGGTGGCGGACTCGAATCTCTTTACGAATGTTGATGCTGATATTCTCACCAAGGCCAAGGAGTCCAAGATGGAGTGGTTCGGCAAGGAGCTCTCAGACGAGACCATCGCGAATGCTTATCAGGAGAGCGTAACGGATGGTGTTCTTGGAGCCTCTCTGACGACGGTGAAGGGTCAGGTCGTAACGATGGCTTTTGATATTCAGAAGAATCCTGTAGAACTTGCTGACGTCAAGGCTGGCTCAAAGTGTGATGTGTTCTTCGAGCTTTCCGGTTTGTGGTTCCTGAAAAAGTCATTCGGTCCGATCTGGCGCGTCACCCAGGTCCGTGTCCGGACTGGCGCCAAGCCGGTCGAGCATCCTAAGGATTATCTTTTCACAGACGATCCGGAGCCCGAGCCGGAAGTTGACGACCCAGCAGATTATCTAGACTGAGCCCGTCCCAAAAAATTTATCCGACACTTATAATAAATGGATCGCAAAGGTCTGGCGATTATGATTCTGGCCGCAGTAATTCTTCTCATGCTCGCGACTCCTCAGAAGAGCGGGTTCGGTCAGAGCGCCCCGGCTGACATCTCGGGTGTGCAGATGCACAAGACCGCGCATCAGGGTGCACACAGCGGTATGCAGCAGGCGAGCTACAACTCCTCTGAGAAGGCATCGTCAGCAAGCCTGATCCCCCGTGAGGTTGTTCAGACCGAGGATTTCGGCCAGTTCAGCCCAGAGAAGATTCTGTCCGGACAGAACTACCTGGACCCCCGCTCCCAGATTGGCTACCCAGAGACGCTGGGAGGTGTGCTGCGTAACGCCAACCTCCAGTTCCGCTCGGAGCCCATTAACCCCCGCACCCCAGTATCTATATTTAACCTCAGCACGATCCCCCCGGATACCATGCGCCCCAAGTTCGAGATTAGCCCAGAGTACCAGTAATCGCGCAAACGTAACTTAAAAAGAATATGCTTAAATTTCACTAATGGATTTTAAGTCTGCAATGACGGAGTGGGTCGGCTTAAAGACGCAGCTTGCCGCAGCTCGCAAAGATCTCGGAACGCTTAATCAGCGTGAGAAGGACCTTCGCAAGTTTGTGACTCAGCACATGAAAGCAAATGAAATTGATACCGTAAAGGTGCATGATCACGTCAAGGTCAATTTCAAAGTTAAAAAAACGCGTGGTTCTATAACCAAGGACGTCATCAAAACAGGCCTCAAAACGTATTTTGGAGGAGACGAGGTCCGTGTCGAGGGTGCTTTCCAGGCTATCCAGGACGCCGCCCCCGTGAAAGAGGTCGCGGGTGTTTCAGTGACGGGTCTGCGCGGCTTAGAGGTTTAGGACTCTAAATATACAACTTGAAATAATGGGTCTGAACGACGAATATTCTCGTGATGCGTACACGTATGAGCAGGCCTATGATTCAGAAGATTCTGATGATTTTGATTCTGAATTGCATCCAGAGGACTGGCAGGACATGTATTCTACCGAACTTCTCGACGCCTGGATGAGTATCCGTGAATATCTCGAAGAGAATTACATGAAAATTAATGCGGGTTACCACCAGTTTGTAGAGTTTGTTCTCGAGCCGGGAGTCTGGAGGACCTCTGTAACTCCCGGGATTCATCAGTATATCCTTTGGGACAAGATCAAGAACAATCCGATCATTAATAATCGTGTAGAATCTGAGCAATTTTATGCATGGTCCGGAAATTATCTTGAACAACTATAAATGATTGATATCACGGGTCCCAAGGTTCTCACCCCGGCCCTTCTATTCGCAGTACTGAGCCCAGGTATTCTGCTAGCCTTACCGAAGGGTCAAACTCTTTTGGTCCAGGCTGCGACTCACGCCCTGGTCCTCGCCATTGTGTACTGGTCAATCTCCAAGTTTGTTACCAAGGTTTCATTGATGCCCGCAGATTTGGTCATGCCGGCCCTTCTCTTTATCGCCCTCACTCCGGGCGTCCTTCTGACTCTGCCACCGGGCTCTGCCGGCGTCTTCCAAAGCGGTCAGACTTCCGGGTCGGCCGTAGGCGTCCATACCCTCGTGTTCGCAATCGTTTTCGCAACTCTCCGGTCCGTGTTCCCAGAGTATTACTAATTTCGAAATGAAATACTAGACATGGTAAAGTACATCGCCATAGGCCCAGGCGCCATGGGATTCTTTGCATTTCTTGGTGCGATTACTAAACTAAAACAAACAGGCAAACTTGACGATCTTGAAGAAATTTCGGGAGCGTCAGCTGGTGGCCTTCTCGCATTTGTGTTTGCCCTTGCGAAAGGGGACACCACAAAGGCT